CGTTTGAAAATTTTGGACAAGACACCGAAGGCGGAATAGAGAGTGCTGGTAGAGCCTTTGCTCCTGGAGCATTGTTAACAAAGGCGATAGCAACTGCAAGATTAGCAGCCAGAATGAACAAATACCCACCAGACAATGGTGGGAGCGGATACGCACTAGCGACAGTTGGCACAGGTAAACTGAATCCATTGGACGATGTACCAGAGACAACGGCTGAACGTCTTTACATGACACAAGGGTTTCCAGGTGGTGGACAATCAAAAAAAGCAAAAGTAGAAGATCCATTTTTTGAAAAGGATGTTCCAGATCCAAACGCTAGATTAAATGATACTGGTTCTGTGTTTTCTAATTTATTGAATGAGTTGGAAAAAATAGGTGACGAGCAAAGCAAACTTAGTAGATCAAAACCCAAAGTTAAATTTATGGGTAAAGATAATCTTAACAGACCTATACTAGAAGAAACTGGTGAGGTTGAAACTAAAGGTATAGATTTTACTAAAAAGCCGACTGGTGCAGAATTATTAGCTTATTTTGAAAATAAGTTGACAGGTGATATGGGTAAAAAATTTGGTGGTGAGGGACTAAAAGATGCTGGTGGTAGTGGATTACAGAGTAGATTAGGTAAAGAAGCCGTAGAATCTGGATTGATACGATATCTAGAATTGAACCCAGATGAGGTTATGACAAAAGAAAAAGTCATTAATTTAGCTAGTTTATTTAAGCCTGAAATAAAAATGAATACTTATTCTGGAGCAGAACAAGCGGCAATATCAATGGATATGAGAGATCTTGACACAAGAATACAAGCCTTACCTGATAATGATCCTCGTAAAGCAGCACTTAAACAAAGATTTGACGATTTAGTGGTTAAGATGGATACTTATAATGACCACAACCCATGGTCATACACTGGTATACAAGAACTAAAAGTTCAAGATATGGCTAGAGGAGGCGGTGGTTTTTCTGAAGATAATCAACGATTGGTTAAGACAGATAATTTTACATTTTTGTTTTCTGGTGGAGATGGAGAACAAATGTTACTTGGTAAAAAAGCTGATAGTTCAAGTGCAAACACAATAGATAAGATGATAGCTGAAGTTGATGATTATTTTAAAGCTATGGGGGAAACAACATCTTTGAAAAAATTATTACCTGGAAAAACACATGGCTACAGAATACCAAACTATAAAGGACATATAAGAGCCAGTGAGATAACTAGTATAGATCCAGCTACTGGCAAAAGATATAAAACACTTTCTATAAATGAGATACAATCAAACCAAGCAGGTGATAAAGGTTTAACAGCCGTTTCACAAGATTCAAGAATAAATGCAGAAATACAAAGACTCATTGATAAACGAAACGCTTCTAAGTCAGACCTAGAGGGTGACATAGGAGATCTTACTCCTCCAGAACTAGAAAAGCTGAATAGACTACTTCGATCTAGTGGTAGAATAGATAGATTTACAAGCATGAGAAATTACTTTGAAGAATTAGACCGAGGAGCAACACTAGGCGATAATGATATTCTTGGTGTCCCTAGAATTATGACAAACAAAACCAGAATGGATGCTTTACAGATTGTAAAAGAGGACAAAAGATTAAAAACTGGTTTTGTAGGTTTAGCAGAAGAAAAAGCTATTTTACAAAAACAAGCAGACGATGCCACCAAGGTTGCAGAAGAAGCTAGGAATGAATTAACGAGGTTAGGTACTTCTTCATTATCAGCAAAAAGAGCTTTTTTTCTAACAGATCAAAGATTAAACAGAGACAAACTTCTTTATCAAGATTTCTTCGCTGCTAAAGATAAAATTATCGAGGATATTATGGAGCAGGAAGAAGCGGCTTTTAGTTTGGGTAATCTCTTAGATGAAACTTTCAATGATCCTGATTTAAGTATGCCTAACTTTCTAGCCGCAATGTTTTACAAACGCTCTAAAGATGACCTTGGAGAACATTTACCAAATGGTAGGGGTTTGGATGAAGGTGAGATGGCAAACATTGTTGATGTTCCAGAGGTTAGAAATACTGGATCAGTGGCTGAGGACAGAGCCGCTACTTTAGCGGCTGTTCAAAAGGCAAGTAAACAAAGATACGGACAACAAGGTGATGTGGATATTCTTTCAGAAATTTTAACTGATAAAAATACAGAAGTTGCTTTTCAACTTGACTTGTTTACTAAGCCTTTTGCTGACCCAGTTGGTGGAAGAGAAGTTATTATATCAGACATTGACATGATGAGAGACTATTATGCCGATCTATCAAAAATGTATGAGGAAGGTAAGTTAGGCACACCAGGTCAACAAGGTGCTGATGGTGCTTTCAATACACTGAATAAAAGCGCTGTGACTTATGATGATTACATAAAAGTAAAAAGAATAGCTAATGAACCTGGCTATTTTCAAAACAAAGCAAATGCAGAAAAAACTTTAAGATTTTTAATGAATGACAGACAGAGAAAAATAGAGGCTAGTTTAATAAAAACAGAAATTTTCAACAAAGTCTTGAACGATCCTAGGGTTACAGAACTTCTTGAGTCAGATAATATTATTGAAATAAAAGACAGACTTGCCGCTCTAGATAAAAATAAAAAACCAAATAAAGGCGGAGATGGTGTTGGGTATTACGAAAATGATTATTATAGAGAAAGAAGAAAAATTTTTGATGATCTTCTAACAGATTTTGGCTTAGATGCAAAAGGAGATGAATCAATAGATGAGCTCATTTATTCTCTAGAAGAAGCAAAAGGTCAAAGTCCTATAGCTGCTGCTTTTGCAAAAGCAGCAGACGAAGTGTATGATGAATACAGCAGATACTTTCAAAAAGTACCAGTCTTAAACTCTCGTGATTTTTTTAGTAAAATCAAACCAAAAGGTGTAGGTAATAAAAGTAATGTTCCTTTAAACACTAGTTTTTTTGAGTTTTTCAAAGGTAAAAAGAAGTTATGGGATGCAAAAGAATTTGATAAACAATTACTCGCTAGAAAACAAGATACGATTAACGATGCTTTTGATATTTATGTTAAAGATAATTTTATTCGTGAGTCTACAATCATACAGTCTGCGATAGCAAAAAAAGGATTAGAACAGTTTAAGAAAGACAAAGAATTTTTAGAAAAAAAGGTTCAAAAGGCAGAGGTTATAGAACAAGACAGTATGGTTCAGTTAGAAGATTTTAATAGAGACAAAGACTTAGATCAGATACTAGAGAATCTAAAAGATAAACTGCCAGATGATTTAAAAAGAAGTTTAGAAATGATAATCAAACATCAAAAATCAACAGGTGGTGGTTTTGAAACTTTTAAAACAAACACACCAGTTCTTGATTATGGTCAGATGACAGAGTTAATGGTTCATAATGTAATTAAAGAAGCAAAAAAACGAGGTTTTGACAGAGTTGTTTTTCCATCAATGGATGCTTATGACGATGTAGGACAAAGAAATCGTCTTAGTGGTAGAGTTCAAAGAAGCATATATGGTGACTTAGATACAAAAACAGCGTATGACTTTGCAATCGGAGAACCTTTGACAAACGCTTTGAAAAAATATGGTAAAGGTTATATTACTGCAAGAGAAGTGATTGCAGCCAAAACACAAGGAGCAGGTAATGCTAGAGTGGGTAAAAAGCAAGATATACCAAATGCGATTGACGATGATCTACATAGAATAGTAGACTTAACAATAGATGAGGCTTCTTTAAAAGCTGATTCTAATATACCACGAATGGCAAAAGGTGGTATACTTAGTAAATTTAGAAAGGCAAGTTAATGGCAATAGAACCAAGGCAAATAGCACCAATGGTAGAAAAAGATATCGGAGCTGGTGGAACTGTTGAACCAGAAGCAGATAGTCTAGCAATAGAATTAGATGATACTCCACCAATGTTACCAGAAGGTATTGAACTTGATACTGGTGAACAAATGGAAGTTGTGGCAGAGCCATACAACCATGAGGCGAATCTAGCAGAAGTTATGGAAGACGGTGTATTGGCATCTATTGCATCTGATTTACAATCAAAAGTAAAAGAAGATTTAGAATCAAGACAAGACTGGGAAGAAGCTATCGCTAAAGGATTAAACTTGCTTGGCATAAACTATGAAGACAGAAGCGATCCGTTTCTTGGTGCAAGTGGTGTAACACATCCACTATTGTCCGAAGCGACAACACAGTTTCAGTCACAAGCATACAAAGAAATGTTACCGAGTGGCGGCCCAGTAAAAACACAAATACTTGGTGTTGCAACTAAACAAACAGAAGACCAAGCACAAAGAATTAAAGACTACATGAACTATCAGATTACTGAAGTCATGGAGGAATACGATCAAGATACAGACCAGATGTTGTTTTATTTACCACTTACTGGTTCTACATTTAAAAAAGTGTACTTTGATCCTACGAAACAAAGAGCGGTATCTAAGTTTGTACCAGCAGAAGATTTAATAGTTCCGTACTCTGCTTCTGATATCAGAACAGCAGAGCGAGTCACACACATGGTGCGAATGAGTTTTAATGATATCCGTAAACTACAAGTTGCGGGAGTATATAAAGATGTTGAATTATCTACAACAGACACTGGAGAAGACGAAGGAGCTATCCAAGAAACTACTGATGAGCTTCAAGGATTACATCCTAATTATTCAGACGACAGTTACACCTTACTTGAAGTCCATGTTGACTTGGACTTGGAAGGCTTTGAAGATCTGGATAGTGAAGGGCAGCCTTCGGGTATTATGTTGCCTTATATTGTCACCATTGATCAAAATTCAAATAAAGTTTTATCAGTGGTTAGAAACTTTAGAGAACAAGATCCGTTAAAACGAAAGAGACAATACTTTGTTCATTTTAAGTTTTTGCCAGGTTTTGGTTTTTACGGATTTGGTTTACTGCACACAATAGGTGGATTATCTCGTGCCGCCACATCTATATTGAGACAGCTAATAGATGCAGGCACATTATCAAACTTACCAGCTGGAT